GTTGTCATAGGCCACCTTGGCCGGGACTCCACTCTCTCGCTGCACTTTGAGCGCCTGGGCAAACTTGGTTGGCTCGAATGCCGCCGCAACGGTCATCGAGCTTTTGAAGTCAGTCCTGCGCTGGTTTTCGATCTCTTTCTGAATGTCGGCGGCTTCTTGAGCGGCCAGGTTCTTCTTGATCTCGTCGTTTACTTCTGCAGCGATGTCGTAAGCCATCAGCGTGTCACCTTGAGCCCTCGGGCCTCTAAGAGTTGCAGGTAGGCCTCGGTCATTGTCTCGTTGCTGATCTGGATCCCTTCGGCGTTGAGCCTATCGACGGCCGCCTGGCGGTCGGTGGGTGACAGCGTGTTGAGGTCAATGTCCTCGGCGTCAATGTAAGCCTTGCTCGCCTGCTCGGGTTTAACCTGCCACAACGGCAAGCGATCCTCTCGGAACAGGCCAGTGTCAGCCAGTTTAACCTCGATCAGCAGTTGCTCGGCGATCTTTTGTGCTTCTTGCGGGCTCGGGTCTGCGCCGTTCTGCTTCACGAATGCGTCGCGCAGCGTGTTATAGCGGTTCTCGAACTGCAGGCGGGCGTTGATGTTCTTCGTCGCCTGGGCGTCTGCGGAATTGCCGAACTTGATGCCGGCCAGGTTCATCACGGTCTTAACTGCCGACTGCTCGGCCTTGAGCGCTTCCTGAGTCACCTTGTCGCCCTTCTTCGCGGCCCGCCATGCGGTCGTCACCTTGCTGAAGTCGGCCGGGGAAAGGTAGGGCTGGATGTCGCGGGCCAGGCTCAGCTCGGCCAGCTGGGCCGATGGCATCCCAAGAAATTCCTCCAGCTTATCCGGGTCGGTGACGGGATCGACGCCCTTGCGCAGATCAGCGTCCAGCTTGCGCAGTTTCTGCTCGTCCTCCGGGTTGATGCGGGCCAGCAGGCGCGGATCGACTGAGGCATAGCCGCCGGCCTGCACCATTTCAGCGGCCTGATCGTAAAGCGCTCGGTCTTCGAGGTCTTGCGCCTTCTTCAAGTCCTCGATGCGGGCGACGGTCAGGTCACGCAGTTCGGGGTCTTCGATCTTGTTGGCCTGCTTGATGGCGCGGGCGTAGGTGACAGATCCGGGCTCTGGCTGCTCCAGCTGGCTGATGATCTTGCCGGTGTAGTTGCGGGTTTCCTCGAACGGGATCTTTGCAATCCAGTCGGCCTCGCTGATCTCTCCGGTGCGCGGGTCGCCGTACTTCTTCAGCCACTCGTCCACGTTGCCGGGGCCGGCGTTGTAGGCCGCCACGGCCAGGGCGTTGTTGCCCTGGTAGCGGTTGCGCATCTTCTCGATGTAGGCCGTTCCCAGCGCCATGTTGTACTGGGGATCAGCCAGCAGGCGGCTCTCGTCATACGGGATGCCCATTTCTGCGGCCATTTCCTTGGCGGTGTCAGGCATCAGCTGCATCAGGCCAAGCGCTCCCTTGGGCGATACGGCAGCGGCATTTCCGCCGCTCTCTGCCTGCACGATCAGGGCTGGCAGCGATTCGGCGCCAAGCGTGCCGGTGGCATAGAGCGCGTCGCCGGCCTTGTAGGCGAGCTGTTTGCGCACGCTGCTGCCGAGCGTCTTCTGGATCTGCATCTGATCCTCGGGCGTCATGTAGCCGGCATTCTTGGCGTAGAACTGCTGGGCTGCCATCGGGTCGTCTACCGCCAGGCGGTTGATCACGTTGGCGGCGATGGCGCTGTTGTTCTTCTGCACGCTCAGCTCGATAGCCTCGGGCGGCAAGCCCTTGCGATTGCCTGCAGACGCCAGCACGGCGCTGGCCTTGTTCTGGTAATAGGCAACCTGTTGCGGGTCGTTGTAGTAGGCCAGGGCGCCGGTCTGCGAGGCTTCGAGCGATGCCTTGTCGGCCTCGTCATAGTAGTTCTCGCGCTCGCCGTACTCGTAGCGGTTTAGCTCTGAGTCGAATGCCTGGCGCTGGCGCGTGGTGATCTCTTTCCAGCGGGCGCGCTGGCGCTCGTTGGTCAGGCTGTTGCCGATCGTATCGGCCTGCTTGTCGAACTCCGGCAGGGTCTGGTTGGTAATGTTCAGCGCATTCTTGCCCTTGCGGCTGTAAACGCCCTGCTCGGGGTTGAACATCGTGTCGAGTTTCCACTTCGACAGCTGGCTCTCTGCCTCTACAAGCGCGGCAGTGTCGGCGTCCTGCTGCACCTTCTCGACGATCTGCAGCGCGGCATTGGCGACCGGCTGGGCAATCTCTGCGGCCAGGCTGCGCTCGGTTACGCTCTGAGTCTGCGGCGCGGAAAGCGCGCGATTCTGGATCTGCGGGCCGCTGACGGTTGGTACGGTGATGGCCATGCTTGCCCCCTTACATATTTTTGACGAATGCGGCGTTGCTGGTCAGTGCTTTCGACTGGCCTTGCAGGCTTGCGCCGCCACCTCCGAACAGGCCGCTGAATGCTCCTGAGCTGTAGGCGTCGCCAATGCCTCCGACAGCGCCGCCGATGACCGACGACAGCACGGCCGTCTTCGCGTTCTTCTTCAGCGTCTTGGCATTCCGCACTGCCTGGTCGGCCTGCACTTCGTAGCCGTATGCCTCGCGGGCCGCGTTGTTGGCGATGGTAAGCGCATCCAGTTCGCCGAATTGCGCGGTGTCCTGCTGAATCATGGCATTCGTGTCGGTGTTGATCTCGCCACCATTGGCCGCTTGGGCGGTGCGCTGGGTGCCGATGTCCTGCTGCGTCTTGATCCGCTGCAGGTCGGACTCGTAGGCGCCACGGCGGCGCGCATCCCATGCAGTGCGCCGCAGCCTTGCCGCATTCTCTTGCAGGTCTTTGGCCTGCTGCTTCAGCTCCTTCTTCTCCTGCATGCCTTTGAGTAGGCCGGAACCTGCGCCGATCAGCATCGGCAGAAAAGCCTGGAACATAGTCTTGCCCCCTTGAGTTAAAGCGCGCCGCCGATGTCGGCCTGCGGGATGATTGCAAGGATACTGATCGGCAGCGGGTCGCGCTGAATAATCGTCACCCGCCCGGTGCCGAGCCAGGTGTCATTGATCAGCACGCTGGCCTTGCCGCTCTTGGCGTCGATGCTGGCATAGCCGTCTGCCTCGGTGCGCTGCTTCACCTCGAACAGATCGGCCTCGGCGGATGACTTGCCGAACAGGCCGCCGCGCGAGTCCTCGACGACTGCCGTGACTTTGGCGATGATCTTGCGCTTGTCGAGCATGGTTTCCTGCTGCGGCGCGTTGATCTCCAGCGTTTCGATGTGCGTTTCATAGGGCAGGCCGATGGTCACGATTGCCGCTGGCGTCGGGATCGTTACGCTTCCTCCGGTGACAGTCTTGCCGCCGACGACGTTGCCGTCTGCCAGGATGGCTACGGCTTTGCCCTCGATGTGCGACAGGCCGCTGAAGGTGTCGCGCGCTTTGGCCCAGGTGGTAAATGCCACGCCTCTGATCGCAGTCGGGACGACACCCTGCGGGCGCACGGTGACGACGGTGCTGCTGGTGTACGCGGTGATCTTCAGGCGGAACGGGTCGGCGTCAGGCGTTGGCCGATACTGGATCTCGTCACCTACGTCGCCGGCGGTGAAGCTGGCAGTCGATGCCGTCAGGGTCAGCGCCTCGGGGTATTTCCATTCGGTGCCTCCGGTCAGCGTCATGGTGGTGGTTCCGGTGTTGCGCCCGTCATAGCTCAGGCCGCAATCGACGAAGTGCGCCAGGTCGATCAGTGCCTCGCCGTTGTACTTCGGCAGGGTGCGCGACGCAAAGCGCTCGACATAGCGCTTCGTCACGCCGCCGATGACGCGCTCGACGCAGACATAAAGGTAGTCCTCGCGGCCCTCCGGCACGGCGCATACCGATTTGAACAGGCCGTCAGTGGTGTGCAGGTGCCAGCCGTTCACGTCCTGCTCGGGCATGTAGGTGATGCCAATCATGGCGCCATCATCGCGCACGGCCCATATCACACTGTACGGGATGCTCTGATAATCCCAGTCGATGATGCTGCTTGATTCAAGGAAGTGCGGGGAAAGGATGCTCAGCTCGCTTCCGGTGAATCCATCTTCTTGGATGCTGTAGCCGTAGGCCGTGACCTTGCGGCCGCGCTCCTGCGCATAGACGGCGCCGCTGTTGATGATCAGCGGGCGCACCATTCCGATGCCGTTGTAGGTCTGCGGCTGGCCGTTGATGGTCTTTGGCGTGAAGCCTGCTGCGCCGCCCTGGATGTTCCACTCTGCGCCATCGGTGAAGGTCAGCAGGGTTCGCAGCTGGGCCAGGTGCCGCACGCGGTTCACCTCGTTGCTGGCCATTGTCCAAGTGATCGCGTCGTCGTCCTTGATCGGGACGGAATAGCCGAAGTTGTTGAAGATGCCTGGCCGGCTGAACCATAGGGTTTGCGGTTTGTTGTTGGTGCCGGCGTAAACCAGACGTTGCTGGTAGTAGCCGACTGCGCCGGGGTAGTTGTTTGCCCCAATAAACGGATCTGTGCCGGTCGGCGGGGTGTCTGCCTTGGTCGGCGTGATGTTCACGTCGGTGAAGCTGGTGGTGGTTGCGCGACCAACAAAGCCGTAAATGCCGGCGCCGGCGTTGTCCTTGTAGACGTTGTAATAGGTTGCGCCGGTGACTGCGCCCCAGGTCACTGTCGCCTGCAGGGTTGAGGAATAGGCCGTGATAGCGTTCGACGTTACTGGCAGCGATTCCTCGATGTTGTTGGTGCCGTCATCGAATACGGCGGTGACTTGATACCGCCAAGGCTGGGTGTTTCCGGTGCCTCCGGCGCTGGTGGCGGTTGCGCTTGCTGGTGCCGCAATGCTCGGCACAAGGCTGACAGGTGTGATCATCCAGTTGTCATGGCCGAAGCGCTTTAGCTTCTGCGGCTTATGGCTCGGGTGAACGATGTCCATCACGTCGGCCGACTGGGTGTATGCCAGGCTGAAAATCTGGTCACGGGTAAACGGCGTCACCAGCTCGAAGGGCTGCCCGACGTTTGGGCCTCCGCTGTTCAGCACGATGCCGCCGTTGCGGAACACGCGCATCTTCAGGTGGGTGAACTCCAGCGCATAGGTGTCGCTGCTGTTGAACTTAAACCGGATCAGGCGGGCGATTTCATTGCCGGCGGTTTCCGTCAAGAAGGTGGTGCCTGGCCGGTTCATAACGCCGCCGTACTGGCTATTGAAAGCGTTGCGGCATTTGCGCAGCCCCGCCTGGTAGGCCGCCAAGTCGGTGCGCGCGGCCAGGGTTTCGGCAATCTCGCCCTTGCTGAAGTTCGGCTGTAGCAGCGAGGTGGTCATGCGTGGATCTCCGCGATGTAGGCGCTTTCTGGCATCAGGCCGTGCTGGGCCTGATTCAGCTCATGGGCCATCGCTACCTGAATCAGCTGCTCGGCCATACCTGATACTTCTTGCCGCAGGCTGGCGCTCTTGGCAACCGGCATTGCAATGGCTGCAGCCAGACGGGCAGACAGCGCCTCCACGAATGGCGATGAATAGCGCTCTGTTTCTGTCAGTCGGCTGACATAGCAAAGGATTGCGCCTGGCTGATTAGTCAGCAGCGCCCGGCCGGTGTCGGCGGTGACGATCTGGAAAGGGATCTGCTGCTCGTCGCGCAGGTTGTTGCCGATGGTCTGCGCGATGTACAGCGCGGTGATGCAGTCGTTCGGCAGGGCATAGCGGTATGCCCACGGCTCTTGCGGGCTGCCGATGTCGGCCAGCGGCTCGAACTTGGTGGCAAAGCTCCACGGGCATGACTTGTAGGCCAGCAGTGCGTCGCGTGTGGTGTCGTAGAAGCGCGAGCAAATAATGCGTTCGGCGCTACGTTCGTTCAGGTCTTGGACTGTGGCGGTTGCACCGATGTGCGACAGCGCCATGTTGAAGATGTCGATCTGGCTGGCCATTGTTCACTCTCCAAAGAAAAGGGGCCGCTTGGCCCCTTTTCGGTTTCGGGCATGGCCCTAGTTTAAGCGTCCGGCAGATCGGCGCCAGTGCCTTCTTCCTGCGCCGTTGCCGGCGAGGCTTCCAGCAGCATGGTGCCGCCAGCGTTCAAGCGGTTCGCCTCGGCCTTGGCCAAACCTTCAGCCTCGCCCTTCTCGCCCTTCTTGAACACTACGCTGGCCAGTTCCTCAGTCGCCAGGTCGATGACAACCCAGCTCCCGCCGCCGTGATGCTTCGCCCCGTATTGCAGGGCTGGCGCCTGCACCTCTGCACCTTCGCCTGCCTTTTCCATCCAGCTCTCTGCGAACTGGTCGTCGTTGTCGATGCTGAAGGTTTCCCCGGCCTCGATCAGTCGCCCGAAAAAGCCGCGCGCGGTTGCGGTCACTGTGATCATCATCGCCCCCTATCAGACTACTTTGGCCAGGCTGTCAGGCATGGAGCGGATGAAGTTCATGCCGTCCACGATCTGAGCGTTGAGGGTGCCACCAGTGAACGGGCCGCTGGTGATGGTGTAGTTCGCGCGGATGTAGCGACGCATACCGGCCGGCAGCGGCAGGTAGTAGGTCTTCCCGGCGGTCAGTGCAGCCACGGCAATCGCCGGCAGGGCCAGCACGTCGGCAAACGACGAGTTGTCTGCAGAGTCCTGCAGGGCAATCGTCAGGGTGCCGGCGCCGGTCATGGTGGTGGCCACGCTGACTTCGAGATACAGCGGTTCGCCGCTGCCGATGTCGCGGCCGATGCTGGTTGCTTTAGTTGCACCGGCGTCGATCACGTCGGTGGACGGGGCAGTCACGGTGATGGCTTGGGCCGCCGAAAGCTGCAGGAACTGGTCGATCATGCTCATGTTCTTTTCCTCTTTGGAAAGGTTCGCCGCCGGTTGCCCGGCGGCAAAGGATTAGACCACGCGGGCCTCGGTGGACAGGATTGCATCCACACGACGCACCGGGATGTCGTCGAACTGGAGCACTTTCTTGCCGGCCACTTCGCCCATCGACAGCCAGACGTTTTTGGCGTTCTTGATCTGGCGACGCAGGTAGCTGCGCACCACACGCGGAACGTAGAAACGCAGGTTTCCGGTGTTCTGGTTCGGCAGCAGCTCGATGGCCTGAGTCATCAGGTCAACCAGATCCGGGCCGGTGGCGGCGTCTTTCTTCAGGGCCGATACGTCGATGTTCGCGATGCGAACAACATAGCGCCAGTCACGCACGCAGATGCCAGCGTTCCAGCGGTAGTTGGTGCGGTAGCCCTCGTAACGGCCGCCTTGGGCGTCGGTCAGGGTTTCCTCTTTGGTATCGCCGACCTGAATGCCGCCGACCATGCCCTTCGGGTAGATACCGTGAACGGTAGTGTCATCCCAGGAGATCAGCCAGATCGAGGTATTGGTGGAACCAGTACCGCCGGCGTCGATGATGTTGTCACCGTTCTCGGCGCTCAGGCTGTTGAAGCGCGGGGCCAGGCCGGTGATGCGCTCCGGGTTCACCGAGGCGTCGCCGTAGATCAGCTGGGTGGCCATGTTCTGGCTCATGCCTTCGAGGAAGGCCTTGTGCTCGGACATCATCCAAGCGGCTTTGTCCTCGGCCAGTTCAACCAGCGCGCGGTCGATCTCGGCGTATGTTTCCAGCATGCCGGTGCCGTCGCGAACCTGAACGGTGGTGCTCTTTTCAGGCTGCACGCCGTAGTTCAGTTTGCGCCAGGTGCCTTGCGGCAGGCCGCTGCGGATGGTGGTTTTGTGACCAGTGCCGTCGTTGGCCGCCATCCACGGGATGTCGTCCAGCATTTCGTTCTGGATGTTCAGGATCTCGATGATCTTGGCAATTTTCCCGTCCGGGTCTTTGCGTTTTGCCAGATCAGCCAGGGTTGGGCTGGTGGTGCTCAGGAGTGCCATTGTGGTTTTCCTCGTTGATTGTTACTTGAACAGATTGCCGAACAGGACATCAGCGGGGCGCTGATTGGGTATCGCCTGCTCGCCGCCGTTCACAAAAGTGTCGGGCGCCATGCGGGCGCTAATGCTGTGGATGAATTTGAAGAATGCCGGGTGTGAGCCGACGCCGGTATAGGTCAGCAGCATCTGCAGGTCAGGGTCGCCGAAGGTCTGCATGACCTTGCTGGCCTGTTCGAGCGATGCGTCGAAGTTGGCGCCGCCGATGTCTGGCAGTTCGCGGCACTGCTGTGCATAGGCCGCGTTCAGCTCGATGATGTTCTGCTCCATCTGCTGCTGCTGCTGCTCAGGCGTGCCGGCCATAGCCTGCTGGATCTGCAGCAGCTTGCTGAAAGCCATGTCGGCCTTCTCTTGCGTCAGGCCCAGTTCTTTGAAAAGGGCGTGAACCTCGGGCAGTGCGGCCTGGTCGAGATCGTCGAGCGTGACGCCTTCCGGCAGGGTGAAGTCGGCGTATGCCTCCGGCACTTCGTCGCTGCCAGGCTTCTTCTCGTCATCCTTGCCTTCGCCTTCAGGCGCTGCTTGCTCGCTGCCTTCTGCGGCCGGTGCGGTTTCAGCAGGCGCGGCAGCGGGATCAGCAGCCGGCGCTGGAGTACCCAGCAGGCTGGTGGCAGTAGGCGCTGGCGCTGCAGCTGGCGCTTCGACGCCGCCACCTTGGCCGCCATCTGCCGGCGCTTCGTTCATCGGGTGCAGTCCAAACAGTTTGCGCAATGCGTTCATTTGTTCCCCTCGTTTGTTTCGCGCTGCTCGCGCGCCATCAGCTCGTACAGTTCAGGGCAGTGCTCCATGACTTGCGCCATCAGCTGCAGGCCGAAGCCTCGCTTGCCCTCTGCTGCTGCCATCATCAGCGGATCGCTGCTAAGGCTGGTGCGGAAAATACCGCACTGCTCCAGCACATACCAGACCAGTCGGCGGCCGCTGCGCATTCCCATTGTGTCGCGCAGACTTTCCTGCATGGCAAGGAATGCCTCAGTTGCCGCCTTCTGTTGAGCCAGATTCAGCTCGTCGTCCATTTCCATGCGGTCAGCTCATAATCGCGTTGAGCGCAGTATCGCCCTCGACGGGCGTTTCTGCCAGTGTTTTGGCGGTTTGCGCCGCAGCGGCTGCATTCTGCTGCTGAAGCATCTGCTGCTGCTGCTCGGCTCTGGCCTGGCGAATTGCCGCAATCTCGTCATCACCACGGATCATGGTAGGCGGTGCGCCCACGCTGTCGAAGTAGGCGGCCTGTGCGGCGTCTGTGTTCAGCAGGTCGGCCGCATCTTGGAAGCCCTGCTGTACCAGCATGCCGGTGAAGCTGACGGCGCGCTCGATGCTGCCGGTGCTGGCTGCCTTCTGCGCCTGGGCCAGAATGCTGATGTACTCGACGCGCAGCGTGATGTTCTGCAGTTCTTCCGGCGGTGGCGGAATCAGCGGCTCTCCTGGCAGCAGGCCCATCCAGCGCGGCTGCGATTGCGCCAGCAGGATGCTGAACACTTGGTCGATCAGCGGGTCGAGCAATTCGTCGTCGTTGCGCTCGATCACCGGGCCAAGCATGGCCATCTTTTCTTCTTGCCGGCGGGCAATCTCGTAGGCCGTCATCTGGCCGTCGAGCTGCGAGATCATCAGGAAAAGATCCTCGAAGAAGATTTCCCTGATGTCGTTCTCGCATTCCTCGATCTCGGCGCGGATGTTCGGGATTGCCCCGGCCTCCGGCACATAGGTCGGCTTCATGGCTACGCCGGCCATAGTGTCAGGCACCCAAGTGATGCCGCCAGGCACAAGGTTGGCGCCGCCGTTTGCCTTCAGGCTGATCGGCGCGGTGCGGTTCGGCTGCGCCAAGTGCTGCACCAGCTTCATCTTGTCGCGTTCAAGCAATTGCAGCTCGCGGCATTTGCCCAGCGCGGCATGGCCTGGCCCGGTGCCGTAGACGTTATTCCCGTTCACGGCCCAGCGCGGCGCCATGACCGGGAAGCTCTGGAAGCCAGACACGGAAAGAATGCCCATGTTCTCGCCATCGCGTGCGCTTTCCCAGTACGTTGAGCGCCACGGCATAGAGCGATTATCAACGTAGCGCATATCAAAGTCGGGGTTCGGCTCCAGCAGGTGCTCGACGGTGATCCAGTGGTTATCGCCGCGTTCTGCTGCCTGGCGCGTGCTGGCCGACAGGTTGGCAATGCCGAAGCGTTGCGCCATCTGGCGGGGCGTCATGCTGTAGCAGCGGCTGAAGGTGTCTACCTGATTGCGGTCGTTGGTCGCCAGCGAATAGGTGCCGCAGGGGTAGTGGTAGAAACGCACCACGTCGTTGCGATCTGGCAGGGCTGCCATCGCGGCGGTGCCGTAAACGCCTTGCGAGTGATAAACCTGGGGCAGTACGTTGTACAGGTTCGACTTGGCCAGGGCGGATCTGATGGCTTCCTGCACGGCATACAGCCAGCGCTTTACGGCGATGGTGACGACTGTGCCCTCTGGCGGCTGCAACTCGAACCACGGGCGTGACTTGCTCGTCAGGCCGCTGGCCATGCCGGCAGCCAATCGCAGGCTGGAAACTACAGGCTTTGGGTTGTTGATCCGGTAGTCGCGGCGCTCGCCGCTGTTCTTGTTGTCGCCCTCGAATTGCCCCTCGTTGGGGCTGATGTTGTCGCGCAGGTCTTTGTAGGTCGGAGTCCACGACTTATCGCGCTCCTGCTTCATCTGTTGCGCCTTTTTCTGCAGGCGCTCGCGCTCCGTGAACTTGTCCATGATCAGCTGCCCAGCAGGCTTTTAAGGCCGGTGTTGGCTTGCGTCTTCAGGCCGCCGGCCCCGGTCAGTACGTTGGCGGAAAGGCCGGCCGCTGCTGCCTGGCGCTTCTTCTGATCTTCGCGGGCCGCGAGCGCTTCAGGATCTTGGGCGGTCGGGATGGCGGACGGTGTGTTTGCCCCAGTCTGCTCGCTTTGGACATCCTTTCCATCCATGCCGAGCGCTGATGATCCAAGGCCAAGCGCTGCCTTGATCGGGTCAAGGGCCAGCTTTTCCGCTGCGCCTGCCAGGCCGAAGGTTGCCACGTTGGCGATCTTTTTAATCTTCTTGCTCATGCTTGCGCCCCTTAATGATGGTGTACAGAAACAAGTCACTGCCATCAGGCGCAGCCGCGATCATTCGAGACTCTAGCCTGTAGCCTGTCGCTCGTAAGAATACAGCAGCGGCCCGATCATTGGCATCGACGCTAGCCTGTACCCTGTGCAGCTTATCCTTTTCCATGAGTTCGGCAATTCTTTGGCGCACGGCTGCCGCCAGTTCCTTGCCGCTGCCTGCTGCGAGTGGCCTGTTGATCAGTGCAAAGGCATAAGCGACGCCGCGCCATTGCAGCTGGTAGCCGGTGACGGCAACCAGTAGCCCGTCGCAGTAGTAGCTGGTCAGGCCGGCGGCGGTGCTTTCCATTTCCGCCAGCCAAAAGCCGAACGGGTCAGCCTCGGCCACCGGGATCAGCGCCCCGTCGCCACGCTTGTAGGGTTGCGCGATGACTTCAGGCATAGGGGTCAAACTCCGAAACGACGCCCTGGCTGTTCTCGCCTTTCTGCGGTGGCCGGCGCATTACCGGCATGGCAAAGCTGATTGCCAGCGCATCGGCGTCATCCGGCGAAAAGCCAAGGCGCTTCTTGATGTCGTCCTTCTT